CCACCAGATATTAATTTGTTATACTCAGCACGTACGCCCTCTGGGACGCCTGCCGCGTTTTGAAGAGTTGCGGATTCTCCTCCAGTAACCGTAGATGTTGGGTCGTAAACTTTGAACAACGAAATAAGCAAAGCAACATCTGAGGCTCCTTCACCAGCCGCAGCCAGCTCTTCCATTGTCTTGTATGAAGTTTGACGATCAACAAACTTATTAAGGATTGGCTCGACATCTGCCCTGAGTTTGTTCTCTTGGTCGATGTTACTCTTTTCTCCAGCTGCCGTTTTCGTCGCAGCCGCAGTAGCCTGCCTAGCCCTCTCATCTATCTCAAGTTTAGCTATATCTGCCGCGCTCGCCCCACCATCAATTAATTGCTGTACCACAGCTGGGTCTAGCAACATCTTGCTCCCCTGAGGGAGTGTCTGTTGCCCCGGCTGTGGCTGGAACACAGGGGCGGCACCGATCTCTGGTATTTGCGGAGTGACAGAAGGCTGAACATTTTGCGTGCTTCCTCCTATGGGTGGCAGCCCATAAGCTGACAAGACAGAGTTAAGGCCTGTCGTTTTCCGAGCAACATCAGCGCGCAAATTTGCAATCTCTAGCTGCTTCATTTCAGCGTCCATAGGACTTGCCGTAATCGCCGCTGCCTGCTTCTGAGCAACCGCCTGCTGAAGCACATTCGGCGGCGTTCTCCGAACTATTTCTACATCAATACCAAGTTCCTTTGCTAACCCTTCTGGGTCAGACTTTTGACGGTCTGCAAAGGATCGCATCTGCTGCATCTGCGACATCTTCTGCTCGTTCTCCGCACCGAGCAGGCGTCGCTGTGCCGCGTTGTAGATGTCCGTCTGCGCACCACCAAATGCCGGGCCGAGCTGACCGAGCAGCTGAGCACGCTGTGATCCGCTCATCGGCTGACCGGCAGCCAAGAGCAGCCCGGACACGTTGCCGAGAGTGTTCAGCGCAGCCTGACGCACGTCGCCCTTGGAGACGCCGTAGCGCTCGTCGATTGCGTTCGGGTCTGCGTACTCGCCGCCGCCGGTGAAGAAGTCGAGAAGCCCTACCATGTCGTGTCTCCTTAAAGCAGTCCGCGAGGGTATTGTAGCACCGGAGGCTTACGCCTCTGAAAATCGAATTGCCGCAGCATCTCTACCGGGTCTTGCTGCGCCGACAGCGCCGCGAGCTGCGCGAACGACTTACCCGCATCCGCAAGCCGACCCTGCTGCACCTTGGACGCAGCCTGCTGCTCCGGCGTCATTGGCACGGGTGCGTCGATAGACCCCGGCGCGATCTTGCTGCCGATCAGGCGCATCGTCGTGGCGAGGTCTTGCGCGTAGACGGGTTGCGTAGTGACTGCGGCTTGGGCGCTTGGCTGTGCTGACGCCATCATTGTCTGCGGTATTACAGCGCGAGACGGGATCGACTGCTGGTAATACTCCGGCTTCTCGCCTGCGCTTGCGTATTGCGACGCAGGTGCTGCGGCTTGGTATGCCGAGGTCGCCTTGTTCGGGTTATCCTTCAGCCCTGTCCACGTCGGCGAGAGCGCACCAAGTATGCGCGGCGATAGACCTTCAGCCTGAAGGTCTGCCACCAAGTCCCTGTTTGTCCGCGCCTTGTAATCCTGCACCGCCAAGCGAGCGGCCATCTCGTCCTGCGCCTCTGGCGTGAACGATCCTCCACCGAGCCTGTCGTATGTCGAAGCCGTGATCTGATACTTCCCCGCAGCCGATGACGGGCCTGCTGGGCCGGGTTCAAATATACGTGGGTGCTGACCATAGCCAGAGAACTCAGCGCCGCCCTTCGGCGTGTAGCGCACGTTGTAGCGGCCACCACTCTCCGGTGCCGCGATAGCTTCGAGGAGGCGCTTGAGTATTGGGTCCATCAGACACCACCTCGGTAGTAGCGCAGGAAGTCCTCATAGCTGATCGGTGCCGTGAGGGGCGTCTGCGACTGCATCGACGGGCCGAGGATACCGGACGGCATAGACGGTTGCGGCGCTGCTAGAAGCGACTGCTGTACCATATTGCCGTAGTCCATCCCGAGCGCCGGTGACTGCGGACCTGCGGTGTTGGCGTAGTCCAGCGGGATTGCGTTATAGAATGGCATATAGCTTGTCGCCGGTGTCGTAGGAACATACTGCGACACGTCGAACTCAGCCATCAGCTCGTCGATGGTCTTCGGCTTTGCTTTACCGCCACCCTGACCGCCACCCTGACCGCCCCCGCGCTGCTCTTGCGGTCGATCACGACCGCCGTACTGCTGCTGGTACTCGGCTCGGCTCATGTTCCCGTACGGGCCATATGTGTTTTGGTAGCCACCAGCAGCTCCACCCGCCATATTGGAGCGAACATCACCGGCATCGCCGCTAAACAGTGACCCAATAAAATCTGAAAAACTCATAATTCGCTCTCCTTATGCCGCAAACGCACGGCGCATTGGCCCGAACCCGAGGTTGACAGCCTTGCGACCGCCGATGTCTTTTACCTGATCGGGAAATTTCTTCTCGATGTCCTGCGCCATAGGCCCGACGACCTTCGGGTAGGACTTCGGGTCGCCCTTGTACCGATATGCGTACAGGTCGAGGCCCGTCTCCTTGTCCTTGCCCATCTTGGTGACGTCGGTCTTCATATTCTCGTCGGACGCCCCGAACAGCGGCAGCAAGCTCGCCAGACCAGACCCGGCTGAACCAAGACCACCGAGGAACGACAGAAACGAATTGCCTCCGCCAGACGTAGACTGCGTCGTCGTCCCGACACCCGGCACGGCAGACGTAGCACCGATGCGGAGATTGAGCATATCAATCGGGTAATTCCGCTCGGCTTGGTATCTCTGGTACGCGTCGTTGAGTAGCGCCTGCTGCTGGCCCTGCTGCGTCTTGCCGATGTTCTCCAGAGCCGCAGCGTCGGCGTAGAGTGCCTTCTGACCGGCACCGGCAATGTCGGACAACTGACCCCCAGCCTGAAGCCGAAGCTCCTGCCCCTTCAGTGCGCGGTCCATATCGGTCTGCATTAAGCTAGCCGCCGTGTCATATCCAGCAGCGCGTATCTTCGCGCTGAGATCGCCTGCCGAACGCGCAGTCTCGACGTTCGACAGTGCTTCAGAAATACCCTGACGAGAACCGCCAAACGCACCGGCTGTGCGAGCACTCTGGGCGATGCCCTGCTGCGCCTTGAGCCGCTGCGCTTCCAGACCGCCCAGAGCGTTGGCCTCGACGTTCTGGAGATACGGGTTCATGTACGCCCCGATATCGCCTCCCGTGAACGTGCCGGGTTGGTATCCCGCGACCGAAGCCGTAGTACCCAGAGCTGATCCGTACGCTGGCTGATACGCGCCAATGTTCTCGCGTGTCATGTTGTACGACGCGAGCTGGTCTGGCGACAGACCGGCAACGGTCTGGCCACCGTACTGCTCGAACGGTCGCTTGGCGATTGCGTCCGCGATTGCGATGTTCTCACGCGTTGGCTGCTCCAGCCACTTCGGAAGCGACTGCTGCGACGTTGTTACTTGCGGACTGCTGCCACCCATTGTCTTACTCCATCTCAAACGTCATGACGGTCTGCACCGTCTTCCAACCAGCCTCCTGAAGAGGCTTAACCAATCCGTGTCTCACGTATGCCCGACCGTAGTCGCACCCGTGTCTCTTTGCCAGATCGAGCAGCTCAGGCCGCAGAGCCAAGACGCTGTCGAGATCACCGGCACACAGAAACACGTCGATCACGCGCCTGCGTGGATATTCACCAATCTGGGTGACGATGACGGCACCGTCGTTCCAGATCGCCTGCATCGTACCATCCCGCAGGCACTGGATCACGTCATCCAGATCGTGCGTCGATCCGCTCTTAACTAGGCCGCGCTCCATAAGCGCGATGATCTTGTCTTCACCGGATCCCAAGCGGCACCGCCGTCGATGTCAGCACCCCGGCGTTGCTGACTGTGATCCGATAAACAGAGCCATCCGGTGACTGCAACATGATACCACCAACTGACTGCGTAGGCGAGATGGCCTCGCCCATGGCCTGCTTGATGCTCTCGAACGCTGAAGCCATGTTCGATGCGTTGTACGTCTCCGGTGGCGTAGGAATATTGAACTTCATCTCTTGCCCCTCGGTGTCAGGTCTAGGCGGATGTCTCCGACAGACCACGGTGCGTCCTCGGTCGCTTCTACCCGATATCGTATCTCTCTTCCAGTAACGCGGACGTCCGTGTAGCCGCTCGACCGTGGCGTGTACGGCCCAGCCGTAGTCTCTGCGGCTTCCGGTGTCGTGGAGGCGAAGAACGTCAGCTCGGTCGATGCGTAGCCGTAGCCGGAATCCGTGATCGCCTGCTTCACCGTCATCAAGTTCTCGCCGTTCGCCAAGTTCAGCGATCCCGTCTCGGCGTATCGTGATCCGATCAGAGGAACACCGGCAGCGGTCCATCCGTTCTCGTGGTAGTACAGGTAATTGTCGCCGTCCGACGCTATCGGGTACGGGTAGATGCCCGACGGTGACGCAGCCGTGCGCGTCATCTCTCCAAGCCCCCACCAGCCCTCCATATAGTTGTAGCAGACGTACTGGTCTGGGATTGAGTTGCCGGTGGACGGATACCAGAACCACACCTCGTTGAACGTACCGTTCTCCGACCCGTGCGTGTAGAGCAGCCCGGCGGCTGGGTCCATGTCCTGCAACACGTAGTTGCCGACGTCTGACGGAAGCGGTTTGACGTACCCGCCGTCAAATATCCAGAAGCCGTTCGACGACATCCAGATGCAGCGCCCTGAGAATGACGCAAACGACTTGGGCGCGATTAATCCGCAGCCGAACCCGATCCGCTCGAAGCCGTAGATGTACGGCAGGCCGATGTACTTCATCAGCCAGACTTCTTCCTCGGTGAAGAATAGCGTCCCCTCGCGCACTGGCGCGGCCATGACGATCTTCGACTGCGTGTCGAGGTCAATGAACCCGGCTGTCGTAGTCGCAGACGCGAAGTTCCACTCCGTGTAGTCCTCCTGATTGGACCAGCCGACGCGACGCGATTCGCCACCGCAACCGAACAGCACGGCGTGACGCTCCGGCGTGACGATGACGCCGCGATTGTTTGTCGGGACTGCGGGGTTCGTCGAAGTCCCGCCGGATGATGTCGCGTCAGCCGTTACGTGTGCGTACGTGAATATCTTTGTCGTGGCCGTTGTGGTCACGACATACGTGCCATCAAATGCGCTGTTGGTTACCCCGGCGATGATGACGCTGTCACCGACGTGGAGATCGTGATCCTGCGTGGTCGTGATTGTCGTGACATTCGTCGCGCTGACGGCTGTCGTGATTGTGGCTACACCTACCTGCTTGGCTACAGCGTCGCCGTACTCCCAGTGCAGCAGGCGACCGTCAGACGACGCTACAGCTAACGCTTCCTCGCCCCAGTTGTCGATTGTCCACGAGAACGACGGTATGTAGAACGGGTCTACGGGCCTGCGATCCGCGACCGGTAGAGACGCCGTGCCGCCAGAAGATGTCGCGTCGGCTGCCGTCTGTGCATACGTGAATGTCGTCGTCGTCGGGACAGACGCGATGGTGAACGTGCCATTGAATGTCGACGTAGTGACGCCAGCGATCAGGACGCTCATGCCGACTGGGTAGCCGTGCGGCGTTGTCCCTGTCGTGATCGTCACGACGTTAGTCGATCTCACGGCACTCGTGATGGCGTATGACGCGTAATCCAAGCCGTAGAGCAGCTCACCGTAGTCGCTTGCCCCGTACCCACCGTACAGTGTACTTTCTGGGCCGATGTACGACGCCGGGGTGATGTTGACGTATGTCGAACTCTCCAGCGTGTACAGGTCGTCGTTGCAGCCGACTAGCGTCAGTTTCAGGCCGTCGTTCATCGCCCACGAGAAGATCGTCCGTATCTGGCTGTCGAGGGGCGTCGAGTTAATCCGTTGCCAACCCCCAACCGGCAAAAGATTGTTGCTCTGCCACCTCACGAGGTTGGAATCCCAATAGCGTCCCTTCGCCTGCAACGGTGTCGCTGGCTTGATTACTCCGGGAGGGACGGGTATCGGGACAAGCGCCATTATGCAACCCCTGATCGAGCAAGTTCTGATGCCGCTACTTGTACCTCATTTACGCGTCTGGTCCAACCCTTGCCGAACGTATCGAACGTCGATAGCCGCTGGAGGAAGTCGAGGCGTGCGTTCGAGATCAGATTGACGATATGGTCCGGCGGGTGCTGGGCAATGGCCGCGAGCGTACCCTTGCCGATCATACCGTCAGCGGTCGCCCCGACGGCCTCCTGCAACATCTTGGACGCCCGGCCAACGCCGGAGTTCACCGCGAGATCGTAGACGGCGTAGTCGACGCCGTCAGGCAGATCGTCGCCCTTGATCTTGTCCCAGTACTGCCTCTTGTAGAACGGCTTCACGATCTCCGGCGTCAGCGCTCGCATCTCTGCCTCGTCTACAGGCTTCTCGATGTAGGCTTCCCATGCCTTCTTCGTGACGCCGAGGTTCGTCATGCCGCCGGGGTCTTTGGGGTGATTCACGAATTTTCCCTCATGCTTCAGCACTGCGGCGAACGCCTTCTCCCAATTCGCAATCATTTCTCGTCCCTCGGTATTGAGTTGTGGATCATGGCGTCCTTTTTCTGGGAGCCAGATGATGAGCCAAAGTAAAACGCCATGACGCCTGTCCACCCGGCTGATAGAGTACCGAGCAGCATGAGCAACACTTCCGAGCCGTTCACTGGCAACCCGCTGACCAAGACGTATGCGATGATGCCGAAATAGCCCAGCGTCACGCTGATTGCCAAGGCCCGTGGGATCCAGTCCTTCGTTTCCGTCTGCATCGTGCGAGCCGATTTCCGATCATCGACAGCGATGCGCTCCAGATCAATGTCGAGAGACTTCATCTGCACCTTGAAGTCAGCGTCGATCTTTTTTACGGCAGCCAACTGCTCAGGCGTAGCCGTAGCCATCGCCTCCATTACGGCTTCCTCTGAGAAGTCTTCAGCACCTAGCAGTGCCTTGGATAGGGATTTGACAGCAAGGCCAGCGAGTGGGCCTCCTAGGGCCGTTGCCAGCGTTGGGGCTACCGAGCCAAGTAGCGGCCCGAACATTTTAAGCAGGTCCATCTTTACCTCCAGTAGATTTACTGCCGAGCATGATGCCCGACAAAGTGCCAGTCAGAAATGTTGCGATAGGCGCAATCAGCTTGAAGAACTCCTGATCGTTTGGAGCCTGACCGTCAATCGGCTGCACGACGAAGATCAGGCTGTACAGCACGGCGAACACAGTCCCCGTCAGCGTCAGGCACAGACTTATCCCGATGATGAATTGGAGAAGTGCGTGGAGTTCGTCTTCCTTGATCCTCATCTCGCTACGGCTCCGCAGGGGTTTTGTTTCAGGGTGTCTGCGGAACAGGTTCCAGAAGCGGTGCAGATAGGAGGATTGCATTCAGGTGCGTCCCAGTTGGCAGGATCTTGGCACGGGTATCGGTATCGGTCCTCGCACCCG